TTATGGCTACTCTTGGTCAAACACTATGGGTAGTTGACGATGTTGAAGGTATCAATGCACCTGGAAAATCAGAGCTATTAGTTAGAATCCCAAGTGATTTTGTAATTAATATCGGTTTTGCAGATGATGCTGATGGTTCTAAATTCTCTAGAAAACTAGATGGAATGATGAACGATGCGTTACTATCTGGAAAAGAAACTGCAGTCGTTGGAGAATATGATAAACTAGTTGGTAGAAACAATATTGAAATTAGAAGTTCTGTATTCTTAACAATCGACGCAAAATAATTTATAAGATGCCAGCTACAAGCAAAACACAACAAAGACTTATGGGAGTTGCATACGCCGTTAAAAAAGGGTATATGCAACTTTCTGACGTTGGAGATGAATATCGCGACAAGGTGGCGGACTTAATAAACTCTATGACAGTACAACAACTTAAAGATTTTGCAGAGACTTCACATGAGGGATTACCTGAAGAGGTTAAAGAAGCTTCAATGGGATTTGCTGTAAATACTGGAGGTCCTCAAAGCACAATGATGCCAGGAGCTGGTATGGGAAACATTAAACTTCCCCCATCATTTGCTAAAGGAGCTGTTGGTTCTGGAGATGTTCCTGCTGGAGCTGGTTGGGCAGAAGACGAATATGAAGAGCAAAAGAAAAGACGTAAACAACGCGAGAAAGAGGCTAAAAATGCCGAAAAGCCGGTTAAAACGTTTGAGCAATTCATGTTTGAGAAACTAAAAACATTAGACAATTAATCTGTATAAGTACAGTAACACTATCAAATGGAATTCTTACTACTAAATGCCGGAAAAGATAATAATTGGTCAAGTATGGCCGCAACAAAAATTATTAAATCAATTGAATCTTGCGAATGTCTAGGTCAATTGATGACTTGCCGATCCCTGGTAAATAATTTCATGTTTGCATCGATTATCTCAGCCAAAGAAGCAGACGACAAGGATCTTGTTTTAATATCCACACTCCTACATTTACTTATAAAAAACAGAGAAACTCAATTGATTACCGAAATGGTAGATGAGATCGATAAAAGTTTTTTTGAATTACTTCACTAAATATTTTTTTATGTCAAGAAAATTGTTTATATTTACATATAAATAATTAGCACATGATAAAATCAATCAACGAAAAGAAAAAGGGTCCAATCGAAATCGATCTTAACGGACCAGAAGGCAACGCATTCTATTTAATGGGAATGGCCATGAATTTTGCTAAACAACTAGGTTGGTCTCAAGAGCAAAAATCAAAACTTAGAGTAGAGCTGACATTCTCAGACTACGAAAACCTAATCAACATCTTCGATAAACATTTTGGCGATTACGTAATTTTATATCGATAATTTCGAAACTTTTTTGAACTAACGTGTATAATTACTAAACATATCGAGAAATGAGTATTTTAGAAGAAGCAGACAAAATCGTCAATCACAGATCAGAAGAAGCAGACCGCAACTATGGTCCTTTTTCAGAAGGTATGGATCGTGCAGCCTTAATTTTTCAAGGCATGACCGGATTCCCAGTAACTGGAGAACATATGTTTAAAGCCTTAGTTGCTTTAAAATTCTCTAGAGAAAGTTACAATCATAAGCAAGATAACTTGTTAGATGCAGTTGCATATATCCAAGGATTAGAAAACTACATCAACGATAAAACAAAAGCAAATGATTAGTATCTATGATGTAAAAGATAATTTGGTTGGCAAGAAAATTGCCATTGATGATGTTGTAACTACTTACAGCTCTAGACCAGAATCTCACAAATCAGCATGGACGTATTTATTAATGTCCCAACTAAAAAGTCTAGGATTGGATGTTACTGTCTTAACAAAAGATGGAAACATTCATGATTTTGACGTTTGGATGGTAGCCCTACCGATGGAATTCCAAGGTAGTTATAATCTTTTTGGCGGAGCAGGAGATGAACCAGCCGCTAGAATCCAAAGATTTATTGATTTTAAAGGAGAAGTATATTGTCTTAATAGACAAATGCCTGACGTCGGTGTATTTGCACAAAGTAGAATGTCTTCATGTACAGACAATTGGAAAGCGTTAGACGTTGAAATCCTGTCAACAAGGGCAAAGTCAGTAGAAACTATTGATTTAACCCTTAACAACGGTACGTTTGTACTAGGTGATAGCCATTCAGTATCTGCATACATTCCCGGAGCTGATATTTCCAGAAACGATGGTAAAACATTATTTGGAATCCTTAAAGAGGGAATTGGCACTTATGTACCACAAGGTACCAAACATTTGGTAACTTATTTTGGTAATATTGATATTAGACATCATTTATGCCGTCAAGCCGATCCAGTAAAAGCAACTGAAGAACTAGTTAAAAACTATGTCGATCAGCTAAAGACATTAAACATCGAAAAGATTAGTGTTATGCAATTACTTCCAATTGAGCATGAAGAGAGGAGAATTCCACAAACTGGATTCTACAAGAAAACTCCATTTTATGGCTCATTAGAAAAAAGATTGGAAATCTGTCGAATTTTCAACAAAAAGCTGAGTATATATCTAAGTGAGGCCGGGTTCGAATTAATCGAATGGCCTATCGAATGGTTCAACATAAGTCCTAAAGACTATGCCGACACTTATATGGAAAAGCCTGGTTCAGTCCATCTTTCAAGAGAATATTATCAATATGATTTTGAAACTGGAGAAAAAAAGAAAAAACCAACACCTAAACCAAAAGTAGTTAGCCTATTTTGAAACATTTAATAAAAATCACGTATAACTTAAACAAATTACGAAAATCATGAGTAAAATCAAAGTTGCAATCATTGGAACAGGAAACTGCGCCAAATCTCTAGTAGAAGGAGTACAATTCTACACTGAAAATCAAGCAAACATCGACGGTATGATGAGAAGCGACATCGGTGGTTACACTGCAAAAGACATTGAATTTGTCTGCGCATTCGATATCGATGAACGTAAAGTTAATCAACCTCTAGGAGTTGCCTTGAAGCAAAAACCAAATTCAGCATGGGATATTGTTGAAAAAATTACATCTAAAGCTCCAGTTTATGAAGCCCCTGTAATTGATGGTTACGCATTGTTGATGGATGCATATCCAGAAGCAAATCGTTTCTTAGTTTCTGAAGATTTAAGAAATACAACAGAAATGAATCGTACTGACTGGACTGATAAAAAGTCTCGTCTTTGGAAAGACAGAGTTATTGCTCAATTAAAAGAGCATGAAGTAGAAGTATTGATTAACTACTTACCAGTAGGTTCTCAAAATGCTACAGAATTTTGGGCTGAAATCTGCCTAGAAACTGGAATCTCTTTAGTAAACTGTATTCCAGTATTTATTGCATCTGATCCAGCATGGGAGAAGCGTTTTATCGACGCAGGTATTCCATTAATTGGTGATGACATGCGTTCTCAATTTGGTGCTTCTATCTTGTCTCAAATGTTACAAGAACTTGCATTCGAAAGAGGACATGTTGTAAAAGCACACATTCAACGTAACGTTGGTGGTAACACTGACTTCTTGAATATGGAAGACAAAACTCGTTTGAAATCTAAAAAGATTTCTAAAGAAAACGTAATTCGTGCTCAAAACGAAATACGTGGAATTGCAACCGAAGGTTCATTCCTACATGCTGGTCCTTCTGAGTATATCTCATATTATGGAGATAATAAAGTTGCTAACTTCCGTTTAGAACTTGAAGGATTTGGTGGAGCACCAGTAATCTTTGATGCTCAACTTTCAGTACAAGATTCTCCAAACTCTGCAGGAGTTGTAATTGACGCTCTTCGTTACTTAAGAGTAGCAAGAGAAATGGGAATAGTTGGAGCCTTAAGAGGTCCTTCTGCTTTCACTCAAAAAACACCACCTCAGCAAATGATGTTTACAGATGCCGTTCAAGAATGCGAAGCATTAGCTCACCGCAAACTAACAAAGGTTACTGCTAAACAAGTTAAAGCTTAATTCACAAACACTAAGATGGAGAAGCAATTCTCCATCTTTTTAATTTACAAGCATGTCAGTATTCAGGAAATGGCTAAAATTTAAACCAATGACACATAAAATATACGCATACGATTTTGATGGAGTAGTTTCCCTTGGTATTAGACCAAGATGGAGTGATGATGTTATCATAACAGGCAGATGCCAAGAAGAGGCACCTTACGTTTTTGAAAAACTAGCAGAACTTAATATCTCCACTAATGTTTTCTTTAATCAAATGACATTAGCAGAAAGAGGAGACCACACTGTAGAAGCTAGAATCTTTTCTGGAAAACATAAAGCACAGACAATTTCTGATCTGAAAGAAGCTGGAATCGAAGTTGTTAGATTCTTTGAAGATGATGAGGTTCAAATGGCAGTAATTAAACAAGCGCATCCAGAACTAGATATAGTTCATATAGTATCAAACTTAGTAGAAAAATAACAGAATATGTTAACACCAGTACAAAGAGAATTAAAGAGAAAATACATTAAGTATTTGAATGCAACGGAATCAGTTGATAAAAACATGATCGTTGACTGTATTACCAATTACATGACACCAGAAATAGACTTTACTGATAAAGTTTGTTTAGATTTAGGTGGAAATGTTGGAGGTTTTACTAAAGTAGCAATTGACGGAGGAGCCAAAGCAGTTTATACTGTAGAATGCGATATTCGCAATTACGAAAAAATGGCAGAAAGTTTTGCAGACGAGCCTAAAGCAAATATCATTCATGCTGCAGTATCGGATAGTACCGCACCTTCTATTAGAATCTATAAAGGTAATAGCCAACAGGCACACTGCTCAGTTTCTATTATGAAACGTAGCAAATTTACCGACTATGATGAAGTTATTAACATCCACATTAGCGAGCTTCTAAAGAAATATCAACCAGATATTATTAAAATTGATATTGAAGGAGCAGAATATCAAATTATCGAATTTGTAGAAGCATATCAACCAGAAGCCCTATTTGTAGAATTACACATGGGTAAAGTTAAACAATATGCTCAGCCTACATTAGAAAGATTATCAGCTTTATATCCAAAACAACACGTTAAGGAATTAATCGTATTTCAAAGCGTAGCAGGTTACGATTGTTGGTTCACAAAATAAAAATTAAAAATGAGAGATAGAGTAAATATGGAAGTGGTTAAAGATATCGGTAGATTCTTTAACAAAGTTAACGAAAGAGCTCTCTATAATATGGGTGTTCTTGATACTTATAGTAGCGATGGAGACGATGCGTTAGGAGAAACAGTAGAATACTTCCACCCACAAATTACTCTAGATGACCGTATGAGATATATCATGGAGAATATTGTATATGCTCCAATCTCAATGGACAATATTATCTGCAATACAATTATTTCTCACTTTTACGGAGCTCGCGGAATTCACCAAATTCTAACAAGAGATCCAAATCCTAAAACAGCTCTTATTGACTTTGAAAGACTTTTAGTCGACAGAGAATATGAAAATAAAATTCGCAAGAATTTAGAAGACGCAGTTTCTTTAGGTTTGCCGATCTACGGAAGTACGGAATTACGTACAAGTTTATTCGGCGCAGCCAATACTTACGTTGCTCAGACTAGAAATCAGGAACGAGATGCTCATAAAATTAATATTTTATTATGGGTAGCGTCATTTATACCTCGAGGAATCACTGGAAGGATGGCCCAGGTTAACTCTTTAAGCGAGATGTATGAAATTATGTCCTCGCTAGAAGGTGTAGGACAGTACTACGGATATCACTGCTCAACGTCTAATTCGGTAAATCCAAGAATCAATGTTAATCATGACGAAAGATTCTGCGTACCAGGACCAGGAGCTAGATTTACATTAGACTTAATGTTTGGCGAAGATTGTAATATTCCATACGGTGACAGGGTAATTTGGTTTAGAGAGAACTATAAAGACCTAATTGGAGATATTCCTCTACATGAATCAACCCATAATGTCGAAGTAAATGGCAAAAAGATTTTCCAAGACGAACAAGACGATTTAAAAACTTATGGTTGCGAAGTAGGACTTTGTCAATATGGAGTTTATTACCGACTAAGAAGTAACCCACACTTAATTAATCGAAGAAAGGTTGCAAGAGCAGACACTTCTCTAATGGATTATTTTTTTAATAATAACTTTGAACAAAACGCTCTTTTCTAATATAATAATCAAATAAACGATATGGCAAACATAGACAACGAATGCAAAGATTTAGAAGTTGTTAACTTCTATGACAAGTCAACTACACATTTAGCTGACATTATGGAGAATCAGAAAATCATGCAACAGCAAACTTACGGGTTTAATTTTGATGATATGTCTATACGTGATATTATGAACTTTTGGCATGTTAATACACATGCAGTAGTTGATGAAATTCACGAGATGACTGATGCTCTTGGTGGTATTAAAGATGGAGATGGAAATGCAGTATGGAAATACTGGAAAACTGCTCATAAGAAATATGAGAACATGAAAATCTCTGATCTATCCGAAAATGATAAGAAAGAATTGTATATGGAATGGGTAGACATTCTACATTTCTTTATTAACTATGCATCTTCAATTGGATTAGATGCAAAAACAGCTTACAATTATTATTTTGCAAAAGCAGAAGAGAATAAACAAAGACAAGCTAGAGGATATTAATACCATATAAATACAAACTGAATGTTATTAGACATAGAGCAACGAGATAAAGAAATAATGGTTTCATACTACAATCCAGCCGGAGAAGTAGCATTTAAAAGATACCCAATTCCGCAATACCAAAACTGGGCAGTTTGCGACGCCAAAGAAAGAGATTCAAGTACCAAAGTTAAAAACTGGGACGGAAGATCAGTTAAATTACAAAACTCTCGTCAGTTCAATAAATTCTCTTTAGTATATTTTATGGATAGTCTCCCTGAAAAGGACAAAGAAGAGATTTATGCGTACAATATGCCAAAGACTTATTT